GTGCTACTGCAAGATGCCCTACTTGTGATGTTGTAACGTTTGGCATTACAGGGTCGGTAGCGTGAGTTGTTGTGGTTACAGTTCCTAACTCATTTTTATAAAAATTAGTTTCAGAATTAGAAGCTATTAAAGCACTTTCTAAAGTGTTTTCATTCTGGCATTTCACTACTAAAAGCGAACTCAATATTAAAATGAGTATGTAGGGTAATATCCTTAAAAAGTATTTCATATCAAATGTTTGTGTTGGTTATAAGCATCATTTAATTTCGTATCGTAATTGTATTTTTTATAGCCACTTCCGTTGTAGTAATAAGCAAAGGTGCTAAAGTCATTGTTTTTTAAAGCGGTGTGCATTTTCTTGTTACTTTGTATAAATTTTAATCCTAACCACAACTGATTCATTTCACTTTTTTTGGCAAAATCCCACATATCGCCAACTTTCTTAAATCCTAAGAGTTTGTAATGAAAGCCCATAACCTGCATTAATCCTATTGAAGTACTTTCCATTGCTGCATTTGGATTTAAACTAAAGGCATTATTAAAAGCAATCCACTCTCGTTCTTGCCGTTCTACACCATTTAAACTCCATTTTCCACTCGGAGTGTAAGGTGCTTTTCTTTTGTACCATTGTGGCTCAAACTGAATAATGATTTTTCCCGTTTTATCGTCAAAACCTTTACCACCACTTTCAACGGCGATTATCGCCTTTATGGAAGCAACATTTAAACCAAATTCAATGGCAAGTATGTTCAGTTCGCTTTTAGTAATCATACTGTTTTCTTAAATATTTGTTGTACTTTATCAGGTAAAAATTGAAGTATCCTTTTAAATATATTGTCAAAACCTGCATCTTCTATATTCTCACCAATACTCCAAATCTCAATTGCTGTGAATAAATACAAAGCAATTACAGGCAATGTCATAGGTCTATCGTAAATATTGAATATAACCAACTGCTTAAAAACTAAAATATCAATCACAAATGCTATAATTAAATAAACACCGTATTGTAAAAAGACTTTCTCCATTGTATTTCTTAAACCTTGACTATTAATTTCTTTCCAAAATTCTTTTAAAAACGGATTAAAAACCAATCCTTTCTTTTTTGCATTTGCAGCAATTCTGGTTAGTGAATCTAAAGCAGTACAAATAGCAAAAGCCGTTAATGCTAATTCAATATCAGTATAATACGCTAATACATACGAAATAGCCAACGACACGGTTAAATAAATCTCTTTACTAAAATAATGTAACTCGCAAAACAGGTTTTTAAAAAATTCTTTCATAATACAGATTGGTTAATGGATTCTTATGAGGTTAAGCATGGTTTATATTATATTAAAAATATTAGTTCCTATTGCTCTAATTGCTTTAACAGTAGCAGACGGCTCAAATACCCCAGGAGTAGTACCTATCCCTAATTCAATACCTATATTCCTTTGTATGTTTACATTTTCTAAAGTTGAAAATTGAAAACCACTATTCATTGCATATAAAATACTCCCTTTTGTTAATACTTTTGATAAACTGTTTATTGGAGTATCATATAAACAAATTCCGTCGATATAGGTATCTATATTAGTTGCTCTACGCATTGAATTAATGCCATTCTTAACAACACCCATTCCTGCTTTTATTTCAGTTATATCTGTATTTTTTAGGATTTCTGAATAAGTAGTATCAGGATAATACAAACTTTCAACAACAAATTCATCTACATCAGCAACAGCTCCTATAACTGCAACAATTTTAGCAATTACATAAGCATTTGTTTGAGCTGTAAAATTTTCATTAAATAAAATATTAAAACCACTTCCATCTATTATTACCCTTAATGTTTTATTTACAGTAGAACAATCCCCTAACAAAGTTCCTAATCCATTAGTTTTAGATGTATTTGATGAATCAATATCAATCAAACCAATAGCAACTCCTTTAGAACCAACTTGTCCTAATTTCCACATATACCCAAATTTTTGTGTAAAGAAATAATTGTTTTCTATTTCATTTAATTGTTTAGAATCTCCTATTATTAAATTAAACGCTGAATATGTTTCATCGAATTTTACAGAAGATAATGTTCCTGTTGATTTACTTGTTATTCTTAATCCCTTACCTCTTGTGCCGTCTCCTTTATATAAAACAGGGTTATTTAATCTAATATTAACACCACTATAATCGGCTGTTTTTGCTGAATTAAAATATTTTGTCGTATTAGATAAAAAAGTATTTCCATTGTATATACAATCACTTATATTTACATTTATTTTTTTATCAGTTATATATGTTGAGAAATTATGAGGATTTGCACCTATAAAATTACATTTATTTAAATTTACAGAAAAATCAGCAACAACATTATTTAAAGGCGAATGACATGCAATCCCTGTTTGATAATCCGACCTAATAGTACAATTATTTATATTAAATTTTTGACCACTTTGTAAACCTGAACCTATAGCGTTTGAAGAACTCCATACCGTTAGTGCATTATTAAAATTACCTTTATGCCAAAATAAACAATTATCAAAAGTCAATTCTATATTTTTTGATGATGAAGGGCTCTCTATATGCATAGCATATCTGCAATTTTTAGCAATTACCATTGCGTTTTTTAAAGTGGCATTAACATTCCATGCAGCCACTTGGTAATTGTTGTAAGCAAATCCAGTACCTAAATTGTCGGGTAATTCTACTTCAAAAATTAATGAACCTAATGAAATTCCCTCAATATCAACATAATCCTTGCCGTTTATTAAACAAAACTCACCGATATAATCAGTCATAGGGAAATCAGTTAAATAATTTGTTGCCTTAAAATTACCTTTCCCTATTAATTTATATTTTTTAGATTTACTTGCATCTGTTATAAAATTCAAAGCATCAGCAACAGCAGTAGCTCCATTAAAATTAACAGTACTATTTAATGGATCAGAATCAAAAGTATAAACAATAACTTCTTCAGTTCTTTGTATTGTTGGTGGAATTAATTTTTCATCAACACCATATAAATAAGGCACATAAGATGTAGCAACAGTTCCTTCCTCTATTTGTACAGTCCCGTAAGATGGTGTTGTAACAGTTATTGATATTCTTGCAAATCCATCTACTGTTGCTGTTACTGTTCTATTAGCGACTGCTAAAACATAAACAGGATTTTGTTTATTTACATCTGTTAATTCATGTCGTACACCACTACCATTCCACATTACAGGAGAATATAGTGTTTGACCTGCTTTAATAGGTATATACCCCGTTATCGAATTATTAGGTAAACTTGTTTCAATCCTACCGCTTGAATTGTCAAAATAACCCGGAGTTATTATATTTGGGTCATTTTTATTAAATTTATTTTTACCAACTTCTAATTTTGAATAATCTAATAAATTCGTGTTTCTTGTTATTGTTGATGGTATTTCTGTTTCTAAAACAGTTAATTTATATGGTTCAAAAGTTGTTGCCGAAGTTCCTAATTCTATTTGTGTATTAATTAATGATTTTGTTGTAGTTTCTAATGAAATTCTAACAAAACCATCTATTGTAGCTGTAACAGTTTTTGCAGGTATTGCGGCTACAAAAGTTGGATTTAATCTATTTACATCTGTTAGCTCGTGATGAACTCCTGAACCCCCCCACATATTTATAGCATACAAAGTTTGTCCTGCTTTAATAGGAATGTAATGTGTTATAAATGTAGTTGATGGTGTTGTGGCAATATTACCTGAAACATTACTAAAATAACCCGGAGTTATTATTGAAGGATCATTTTTATTAAATTTATTTTTACCAGCTTCTAAATTTGATTTATATTTAATCCCATTAAACACCGTTTTTACCTGCGGTGCTTGAGTAATGTTAGTTCCGTCTAAAACACTTGCGTACGTTTCTGCAATATTAACAAAAGCACTCCCACTCCATTTGTAAGTACCGTTGTTGGTGGCTGTGGCATCAGAATCTACTACATAGCGAGTGCTTTCGCTTTTAGTAGGTAGTGCGTTTAATTCTGCTAAAGTGTTGCTTCGTATCCAGCCATCTACTTGGTTTTGTTCTAAAGCTGTTACTTTAGCAGGTAAAGCTGTTAGGTTACTCGGTAGTTGTGTATCCGGCACTTTTGCATCAGAGCCTAAAGAAGGGTAGCCGTTAGCAGCTCCTTTGTTAGCGATATCTTCTTTTAAATTCAAAGCGGCTTGTACATCATCACTAATCGGCAAATCTGATACTGGTGTTTTTTGTGTG